TGCGGCAATTCCTAAGATTGCAGCCATTAAATATCTGATTAGTTTGTCTGTCATGCGTACACCTTTGCGTTTAATATTGTTTTCACTTCTCCATCTTCTACTACTACGAAGATATAATTACCTACCTCTCTAAAATTAAAGTCAAGAATAAAAACCCCAGGTTCAAGTTTAGTTAGCTTTATCGTGTTAGGCCGGCTGCGTGTAGGAACATAAACGCGAGCTTCAACAACGGAAGCTCCTAAGTCCACAGCCCCATAAACCAAAGTATCTTCTCCTGACTTATAAGATTCTCGACGAAATTGCATTATCCAAAATGTCCCCCACCAGTGGCGGTTTGTCCTAAAATATTAGCCAAAACAATATTTTGAGCGTCTATTTTGGCATCTATTGTCGATACTAATCCCCCAATTGATGTAATTGAAAAAGCTCCAACGATATACTGCTTGATGACGTCCATGCCAGTATCATCTGTAACCTGGACAGACCAAACACCTTGAGCATCGGGCACAAACGACCCCTTTACAATTTGTGTAGCCCCAACCTGAGTGAGTCCAGCTCCCAGGGCCAGTGGTGTTCCTACCACTGCATCTGTCTCATCTCTAATTGTGGCAGTTGGATTATCTACTGCGGGATTGCCACTGATCCGAACATGAAAATCTATCGTGTCACCTACTAACCAGGTCTTCATACTATCCACCTTTCATTTTGTAATAAAGTAATAACGCCAACCAAACTGTGTTCATAAACGTTATGAGATAAGAAGCCGTCAAACTCCATTTTTGCTGGATTGATTTATAATAATACAAATTCCAGTAGCCCCATATAACGAAGAACGTTATAGTGACAAGACTGAGTCCGGCCACTGATTTGTCGTGAAGCACTTGTAGTATGTGGAAAACAGTAAAGATTCCACCAGCAAATTCAAATCCGCTATTAATCCTGTCACTAAATCCTCGACTTGTTGTCACGCCATCCTCGCTTTCTTGCCTTAGCCCAGGCTTCTTTAATCCGAGTGTTGTATTGTCTTGCGGTGATGTTACCCAAAGCTCGATCATATAAAAGATCTCGCACTTCCCAGGGAAGTCCACTGGGCCGAGTCGCGTCACCTTTGCCGTAATCCGAAGCACCACTCATGCTCTATACTTTCCTTTCCAGACAGTAATAATAGTACGTTTGCCATTAGGATATGTCACTACATGGGAGTGTGACCAACTTGAGGGCCCTCTGGTGTACCAGACATCAGACTTTATGTCACAAGATACGCCTGCTACATAAAGACCATCATGGATTCCTGCTTTGTGTAAGTGACCGATGTTAGCTTTGCGTCCCATTCTACTCAGGTTCGATGGGTTGCCTCGTGAGCCATCAGGCCCAAGGGAACCGTGCATCCCGCACTCGATTTTGGCGTCTGTGAGTAGCACGCTTTCATCTTCGCGTAGGAAGCTTGCTACATGTTTTTCCAGACCTAACATTCGGCAGGCATACTCTAAGACATGAAACTTTCGGCTATAGGGATCAGCTTCCATAGCTTCATAAAAGGCGGCGTTAAGTTTTAGCCAGATCAAGGCATTCTTAGGATCGTCAAGACCTTCCCGACTATCCAGCCAGCGTTCAATCCAGGGACGATCATGGTTGGCATCTACAACATAGGTCTTACAGAAGTCACGATACATGTCACGAAGATGATTGTTACATTCCAAAAATTCCTTTCTGAGATCATTCCATGCACCAGAACGGGCAAAGTTGCGGAAGCGTTGATGTAGTGACTTCTTAGAGTGGTGGTTTGTTATTGATCCCGCCATAAGATCGTGAATAAACTGAAACTTGGGACGTAGCTCATCCAACATGCGTTGAGAACATTTATTGACGCTTTCGTCCAGAAGCATTAAGCTGTGAGCATCACCCCACGTAATAGCCTCAATATAATCATTCTCATACACGACGCCATCTTCAACTACCAAATCAAGATCGTAAATTGTACCTTCGTCTGTAGCATTCAACTGACGTAACCACCAGTTACCATCGCTATCTACTTCAACAATCACAGCACCGTAGCAGTGATGGAATTCCGCTTTAAGCCCTTCACGCTTTTGGATATAGTTACGCTGAGTGACCGTTCCAGTTGTATAATTAAACTTGGTGTTCTCTTTCCGTCCAGTTGCAATAGACTCCATTGCAAACTTCACTTGTGGAAAGATGGCACTGGATCGGCCTGTATAGGAATCAAAACCAGTTAAAGGACGAACCGCTGTAGGTAGAATATTCATTTCACCACACCAACATAGATGGTTGGCGATAAGGTGACGCTTATCCACAATATAAGGCACAATCTTCTGATCGTACCAAAGTGTGCTCTCTCGTACTTTGGCTTTGCCACGCTTGACAGATAACTTACCAAAAGCGTTTTGATTGTAGGTGAACGTCCCGACCATCACCTGAGCGTCATAGTGATTTGCCAAGGCCAATAAGCTGTTCCACACGGGAGCATGAACATGAGTGTTGTTCTGAGCGGATGTCAAAATATATCGCTTAATCTCACCACGTTTCGGTAGCGGACATTTTACAGCCTCAACCCCACGGACACTTCCATCAACGATTTTTTTGGTGCGATCAATCCCTGCTTTCTTTAGATGATGGTAAACGCTGGCTCTACCAACATTCAAACTCTGGGCCGCAGCTTGAACATTACCACCATGATTTTGATATGCACTAACCACTTGTTCCGTTGTTACTTTAGGCATGTTGTCTCCTTTTTGCTGGATGATCTACTATATCCATCCACTTGTTTATCATGTTTGCGATATAACTTACGGCTTTACCGTCAAAGAATATTTGACGATTTTGATTCCACGGACGCGGCACTAATATTACAGCCCCGCCCGCCTTAATGAAGTTTTCTACATTTTTTTGACAATCATCAATTAGCAGACGATTGAAATCGAACGCAAATTCTTCCTTGGGCACAAGTGTAGGTATTACTCGATGATAGAGTTGAGGGACATTATTCTCAAACCAAATCATCTTACCGGTGTATGATCCGTTGTTTCGCATCGGCGTTGTTAAAATAGTAATCTCATCTGGGCAAAATTGAGTAAGTACAACATTTAGAATTTCTTTACCGTCTTCGATCCAGGGTAGATTTGCCCAGAAGTCGATGTCACAGTGCTCATTTACTTCTTCTCTTGTGGAATTCATAAATGGGAAGAAGTCGTATGTCCAATCATCCGGAAAATTCTCAGTACCTGGATATGGATAATTTATTGCTTTGGCAGTGCCAGCAATAAAGTCAGCCATTACTTGATCGCAATCAAGATATACCATGTGATCTTTCATCAAGATCTCCTACTCAGTTATTCTTATTGGTCGATCATCAATCCAGTTACCCATGATCATGCTGTCGAGCATCACTTGCGTACTGGATAATGCCTTAGTTAAATGTGAAAGACCGCTATCGCTATCGATCTTAGTGCCTTCAATAAAATCAGCACAGTGACGCATCGACGCGTCATAATAAACTGTAGCACGTACACCCATCTTGCGATAGTTGTGCCGACCATATTTTCGGCCACCTTCCATCATGCCCAGGGCCATTTCCATGACTACTCGCCAGGGCAGTACGTTAAAAGGTATTGTGTTTGTGATTTGGACAGGAATCTTAAAGCCGGTAGTATCCGCAGGAAGTTGTATGAACGGAGCAACACAATCAGGATATTGTTTTATGATCTCGACAGCTTTTGTGTTTAGATCTTTTACATGTAGTCCTGCTATACTGAAACGATCATCTTTAAGCCGACCTTCAAGCTCAGCGGATCGAATAACCATGAGACGTGCCATAGCTCGTGCAAGCCAAGGCGGAGATATATCATCACGATAGCCTTCCCAGAAATTCATAAAGTAGGACACCGCCGCGTTGAAGTGCTCGGACACCAAAACCTTTTCGGGCTTTACATACTGCTCAAGCTCTTCGGCAAGCATTGCCTGAGCCACCAGAGTAACGACTTGTGAGCTTAGGCAAGACATCGGAACCTTCTTTATTCCCATTGCTTGTTTTGGATTTGTTGGTTTTACGTTTGGTTTTATTTTTTGGTGTTGCTTTTTCATCCAGTGTTTTTCTCCTCTTCTTTTCAGCTCTCAATAATCTACCAACCTGTAGATTACACGTTAATGCTTTTTGCAGCCCCAATGATCCAATTAGTTGTTGATAGACCGCATTAGCTGCTGCATCGACTTGTGTTTTTGACACCTTCGGCATTCTCACCCACTCCAAATTTTATTAGCTCGTCATCAATATATCTTTTATTGCCTTTCCAATGGCTACGAGTCCGCTACTTGCTAACGCTATCGTTGCGACACTTATCAATACCATGATGATTTTTGTTCCGGCTCTTTGTGCGAGGTTACGAAGTGATCTTAAAAAGTGCATGTCTTCTTGAGCTGCAATTGGATCGCTTAAGTCAAAACCGAGTTTTGTTAGTGTACATGTCACGGCCTTATCGATCATTTGTTCTGTTCGTTCATCCATCACACCACCAGTTTCAATAAACCATAAAACGTATCATAATAAGATTGTACACTTTTACACACAATTTGTCAAGAGAAATACTATGCAAAAACTAAAATTCCAAAAGCATCTACACTACTTGTAGGACTGTCCACTGTTAAAAGCACTTCATCCGACGAAGAAGAGTCCAGGTGCCTGACCTCGATTGTATCACCAGCCGTAACTCCAGCTAAATTACCGTTGGTATTACCGGACGCTATGACTTGAGCCCAACCACCGCCATTGATTCTGGCTTCCACATCTCCAGATAAGCTTGTACCAATTGTAAAAGCATAGGTGCCCGTATCCGGAACAGATGTCCAGGCATTCGGGCAAGTTGTCGACGGTTGGCACACGCCAAACCAAAAATCGTTATCATACGCAGAGGAATTAACATCTGCTGTGTGAAAAATTTCTTGTATTGCTTCGTAATCCACTGCACTATAAGTATGTTTTGTATCAAGTGACATTGTTAGTGTTGAGGGCAGTCCATCTAAATAGCGGAGAATTTTTTCAAACGTCATAGTCACTGTTGCCGCTCCTGCATTCCAGGCTCCCGTGTACTTTAGAGTGACTCCGTCCCAAAGTTTGAGTCGGTACATGGTGCTATTATTTGATGGAAAGTCTCCATTAATAGTAGACGCATCAGTAGCGTGTTGAGAATACTCGTTCAATATTCTATAATCTCTGCGGTTAAATGTAACTACGACGTCCGACGTTATAGTTACAGTAGTTGGATACCCTGATGAATTCCACTCCATGAACGTTGGGGGATATGGACGTCTTGGACGGTAATCGAGATCCAAATTAATCACGGTTAAAGCTGCATCGCTGGCGGATACTTTATTTCCAAATTGATCATAAGGCAATAGTTTTAGATCTACATTATAATCATTAGTAAATATAGTGTCGGCTATTCCACCACCAGTAGATAGGAACCACACCTGTAAGGCATCTACATGAGTAGCCTGGGCAGTGTCACACAATCCTCGAAGACATCCTGTAAACCGCAGCCCACCGGTGATCTCTTCTACGTCTGTAGCAGCGATTAATTCATCCTCGATCATAAAGAGATTGTACAAGTATTCACCTACTTCGGTAGGTTCAATGGCTGACAAAAACTCGTTAATACTTACATCACAAATAACGTCGATAGTTGTATCATCCTGATCAATAGCTCCGCTGAGCACTCCATCCCAGGTGAATCCCGACTCGTTTCCTGCTACATAATAATCTCCGGATGGAGATCCAGCAGCATTTCTTTGTAGTATTTCATAACCTGATTCTGCTCGACCTGGAGCAACTCCAGCAGTCCAAATTTGACCTTCATCGGTAGAAACATTTCTTCGTTGAATAGCATAAGGCAACTCAAATGCAAGCTGATCCGTTGCTGGAAACGGTATTAAATTCTTTGAGGGCAGTGTCCAGCTCGTAGGATCTGGATTTGCAAATGAAGCTGCACGCCAGGAAAATACATCTTGAACCGCATCTATTAAGATCTCTGGATTTTCTTTTTGACCAAAATCGATCTGGGTAATTCTAAATGGCAAATCTGCAACACTAAATTCTTCAAATTGCCAGCTAAGCAAAAACACTTCACCAACATAGGCATCCCAAAATGATCTCGTTGCCTTCATGCGAAGCTTTGCAAACGGATAGCTGTTGGCTCGCACTTCACGCCAGGCAAGCTTATTCGCAAGTGTGTCATCTCTAACACCAACATAGGTATACATCGCAGGTACTTTTCGGCCTTGAATCTTCATATTGGCAGCATCGTGAGCCTGGGCATAACCATCAGTATAATCATTAGCTCTACGCTTGTACATAATCCTGATGATGTTTATTGTATTATCCCAAGAACCTCTAACATACTCTAACATCTCAACAACATTACTAACGTTAGCTGTTTTTAGCCCAGAGGTAGAGTAGCCGTCGCGTATTAAAGCACACTTCCACTTTCCAGTAGCAGGATCTATTCGGAAATGTCCATCAATCTGTCGTTCAACTTCTTTTATTAGATCAGTAGCATTTCTTTGATTTGATAGCACAAGTGACATGCCGTTACCTTCATTATATAAGGTCTGAGCTTGTGTGCTCCAATCAGTAGTGTCAATTTCAGATACTGCATACCCATATCCCCAACTCGTATTGGTGAAGATCTCATAAACTAATTCCATTGGATTGCAGTCGGCGGAATTAACTGTAGAATAAGTCCCAGAGGTTAGAGCTGTAGGAATTCGTTCAATTTCAAAAGCCCACGGCTTGATCGACGTGGAGTTGCCTACATACCCACCTTGCCAAACACCGTAACATAGCCCACGATACGCTGGACACGGACTTTGATGAGCAGACAGGTAGGAATTTACACTTTGTGTCGTACTACCGGTATAAAAATAAAATGTTCCTCTTAGATCCTGAGTATCTATCGAAATAGCAGCGTCTGTGCTCTGTGTTCCAGACCAAACTTTTTCATCTCCTATCCAAATACCTTTTAACACGGCAGGCCCGTGGCATATTCCCATTTGAAATCCAAGATAATATTTGAAACCTACAGTGACTTTCTTTTTCTTAAAGATGCTGACCTTTATAGTATCAGTAATAGGAATAGCCCTAAAGTCGCCATACCAAATAACATTCGGCCCTTTGATTTTATCTGTACCCCAGTTTAGCGGAATTGCACGGCCCTCAGTCGCTGTAGGAAAGTTAAAATCATCTAAAGTCTTTGGTCGAGCATTTTCCACATCCGGATCAGGAGTTAGCCATTGACTCAGAAGAAATGCACCTACCCATAAAACTAATGTAAGAATAAAGGCCATTATGTTATTCCTGTCAAGAAGATATTTTTTGTCGGCACATAAGGACAGCCGCCGAAGTTGACTGAATTACTAAACTTTGAATTACATGTAGCTACTGCATGATCACAACCAGCATATACAGTGACATCTTCTCCAACAACGCTTTCGTGAAATGGCAGCACTAATACTAAGTCGTCACCATCTTGCTCCAGGATGAGTCTATAGTCCAGAGTGCCATACCCGACATACCCGCCAGTCGACCAGCCAGTACCTTTTGCGGATTCAAGTCCCGCTACTTCTATCACGTTGTCAGTGATTGACAAAACTTCTCCGACATGGGAGAATGAGCCTGCCGAAATTTTACAATCAGCGTCAAACAAAACATTATTACACTGTGCTTGGTAAGTACGTTCTGGAATCTGTTTGTCTAATGCCTCATTGACCGGCACAAGCGACAGCGATGATTTCGACGCGTTCTGGGTAAATGCTACTGAACGTACAACACCTTTATAAATAACCCGCACTTCAAGAGCTGGATCATTTCTATGATACGCCTGAACAGTAAGTGTAGCAGTCTGCCCTGGAGCGATTTCAGCGAATTTTAATACAAATTCGTGATCTCCTGGTAATGATAATTCCAGATATTCTTGGCCTGACGCTATTGCTCCACGACTAATTTGAGTTTGATAAAATGTATCTCCACCTACTGATAAAGTTAATTCTACTGAATCGTGCATTCGGTAGATTGTACTACCTATCGTCAATGTATATAGCTCAATCCTACTTCCAGCATCTTGTGATTCTTCGTATGCTTCAAAAGACATTACGCATTCTCCACTTCTTTTATAGGCACGATACACTCGGCCTGACCTAACCCATTATAATGAACAATGGTGATGTCGTCAACATCTAATCTAACTTTTTCTAAAAATTCTATTCGCTCAATATCATCAGGAGTATAGGTTGCCGGCCAGGCAGTATCTACTGTTAATTGCTCTTCTACATTACTAATAACGGAGCTATTCTGGATAGTCCTGGTCAATATAGTCCCTGACTTTAGATGAATGCGGATCACTTGTTTGGGCCATCGTTGCTGAGCATTAGCTACATAGCCGATATTCTCTATCGTCATAGTTAAGGTGCCAATCGCCAGATTTTGAGTTGGGCTGAGATCTTTCCAAAAAGTAGGAATATAAAAAGCAACTTGTCTGCCTTTAAGATAGTGAAGAAGTTGTCGTAACTCCCACAATTCTTGCCTGCTATTTGTTTTCCATCCCTTCTTACTATATCGTTTAGCATGAGCCCACGCGGAATGCTGGGTGCGTAGCCCAGAGAGGTTGTCTATGACAAATACTTTGGTACGAATAGCTTCCGCAAGTTGTCCACCCTCAACTAAATTTGGCCCATCCATGAACGGCTCACTATTGTACGTGTTCCAGGCAGCGGCTGAGGCAATATCGTTTACTTCTGGATGAGCGTGTATTCTCAAATTAAAATACTGTTGATTGTAGGGATATTTCAAAGACGCGGAAGCTGCTTCGATATACGCGGTAAGCAATGGCATTACTTGTGCTTTTTTAGTATAATCAAAACTCAATCCTGATTCAAAAGTTATAGATGTTCCAGTCTTTGACTGAATCTGCAAAGCATCAAAAGTGTGTTCATCTTCCATCACAACAGCATACCCGCCAACAAAGAAGTTTGCGTAGTTTGTTGTATTCACGTAAACCGTTGTGTCATCTACCGAGCCTGCTGAGGTTAAGAATGCCGGCTCATGCCATGCTGGAAAAGCAATTATTTTAGCTTGTCGATCAAACAATATCATTTCGATATTTTGCTGTCCATTTCTATAAGTTGCCTCGAACATGGTGCGAGGATATTCTCTATTTGCAATTCTCTGTTCAGAGCCATCTACGATCTCTATTATCTTTGTGTCGAAAAGCAAATGTTCTCGCAATGGAGCTTCTGGACGAATAGGAAACATTACAACACGAGATCCAGTGATATAGATTGTGTACTCTTCGCCAGTTGATAGCTCCAAGGTGTATGACGCGTCAATAGTTAAATCACCCACCGACTTAACTGTTAAGGTAAAAATAAGGCTATCTTGAGATTCAATATCAAACGGTGTTGCTGGAACGCCAGCAACGTCAATACCATAACCAAGATTATTAGTGATAGAGGTCACGGTGATCTTATCTTCTCGATCTGCGTTATATAAATCACAATTAATTACCTGCTCTGAAACAAGATTGCCCAGATCCTGGACTACTCTTGGTATGAGATGAGCCATTTCATACCAAACATATTCGTGACCTCTAATTTGACCTATGCCGTCGAAATCATTTTCGTCCATTGGTTGTTGATCAACTTGTTCTTGAGAGCCCGCTCCTGCAAGTTGATCTACTTCTATAGGAATAGATGATGACCAGGGAGCCGTCGCCGCAGATCCTTGATCGCAGCCTGAGTCTTGTCCTGGTCGAATTAATGTATCAATACCGCCCATTACGTGGCCTATAGTATAGGCATTAGTGACATTTGCTCCTAAAATGTCTATTTCACCCGCGGATTCAAGATCAACCCCAGTGAGGTCAACAGCAATATTCATGCTTGAAATATTAATTGATCCCGAAGCCGAGATGATCTTTATTACGTCTTCAAATTGAGGCGGATCAGTTAGATCAGCTCCTATATTATATCGCCAGTCAGAGTTATTGGCGATGTCATCTTGATATGCACCTATGTTTACAGCGTAACTCATTATAAACCTACTCCAGCACCTAACTTTATTCCAGCGTCAAAACATGGACTTCCAGCACCAAGGGTAAAATCACCATTTGCTGGATCTGCTAATAGTGGATCAGATGTTATATTGTTGGGGCCAGCAACAACTCCACCGGTTCGCTCTGCTGTATTTCCATGATAGCAATTATTGTCGTCATAGGTATATTCAGCAGAGTTAATTCCCGTAGTGCATGATTTGAAAATATTGTTGACAACATGGTTATATGTGGAGCTGCAACGAAGACCAGTACCACAATTGTAGATTGTGTTACCGCCAACAAAAGCTGCATAGTATAGATCTAATCCATAAGTAGTGCAGGTATCAATCACACAATTCTCTACTGTAGTGCTATGTGCAGATGCTCCACTATAGAGAATTCCATTTGCCGAATCATGGATGTAACAATAGATAGCACTGGAACGTGCATTCTCAAATCTAATGCCCGTTCCGGATGTACACACTAACTCACATTGGATCACTGCGTTATAATTACCAGCAAGCCGCATACAAAAAGCGTTGCTAAATCCAGACCGCGTAACTTTGCAATTCCTAAATGTTAGCGTGGTTCCAGCGGTTGAAGCATATATTACTGACAGTGCCGAAGAAGAGTATGTTGAATCAAATCTAATATTTGAAAACCAACTGTAACCTGCGGTGATATAGAGGTATGTATTATCGTTACCGAAGTTAAAAAAGGGTCTATTCGTGCCTGTAGGACAATCTCCTCTGGTTGTGTTATATCCCTCAAGTCTAAGATAAGCTGCACTGATATTATTATATGGTGACACCCAACAACTGGAGTACGTTCCAGCCTTGATGTGGCATTTATTGTAATTGCTTTTGTTTGTAGCATTGAAGAACGTAGTAGTTTCTGGATCAGCAAACATCCAGGCTCCGCCTACATTTCCAGTGCCCCCAGTTTGACTTATACCACAACTTCGATCAATAGTAATATTATTTGTGTCTGTATATCCAGTTATTTGATACCATCCAGTTGTGAAGCCAGTACCAGAAATGTATATGCAATTGCCTTCCATCGCAGCAGTAAATCCACCGGTAGTTGAGGATATTCCAGTGCCGGCACCATTAGAGGCAATATCAGAAAGCGATAGCTGGGCTGAATCTTGTTGACTATAATCCACTGATGTCCCTGGGTTAAGATCTTTGAACCCACCGCCATTCGTAGGTGAACCTGTCGTGCGAATCTCCCAATCTGTGTTCGTTGCAATGCTCATAATTTCTCCTCTTAGTCAAGCTTGATCTGGAATTCTGTAGCATCTATACTTATTTGGACTCCAGTAATAACCTCGATGTCTTCCAGACCCAGAGACGCGAGTGACACACTGCCCAGGAAGTTGCCGCCTGGAAAGCAATGAAAAAACAATCCCATATGCTGTTTTCCTGTCTGAAATCCCAGGCTCTGTTATTTCGAAACCACCCAGTGATCTGGATGATTATTTTTTAAAAGACTCCAATTTTGGCAAACAGGATCCTGACTGAAATTTTATATGAAAAGGCTTTTTCTGTTTATTCCCGGTGGAATCCTGGCATTGTTATTCGCAGTTATTATTACATTGTGGATTTTTTCCAGAATCCATCATAAGTCCACCCATGAGGAGGTTGTTAACTTTTTAAATCACCACATAAACCATCAGGTACATTTTGGCGATTTCAATCTTTCGCTGATCAAAAAGTTCCCAAATATACTGATCGAACTGGACGATATCCGGATCCATGACGGAGAACAGGAAATATTGAAAGTGGGTGAACTTGACCTGGTGATCACTGTGAAAAATCTCAGAATGGATAGTTTTGAATTGAATCGCATTATTGCCAGCCGGATAATCTTCAATTCCATCATCGATGAGAATGGACGGAAACCGGAACTCTTTAAATCTCAGGAAAAAAAGTATCTGCCCAAAAAAAGGTATTTATCCATTGAATCCCATGACCTGGAGCTGCTGGATGCCCAGTTATATTTTGAAAATAAGGTCAAAGGCAATCAGGCATATATTTCAGTAGAAAAAGGTCTTTTTGACCTTGAAATAAAGGATCGTCACATTCGTTTTCTCGGTGAGGCAAACGGCGGGGAATGTAGTTTATGTCCAGTTTAGCCTCGTCTTTAAACACGCTTCGATGGGGCACCACAGGTTTTAACCTCAAATCAACATACGTTTTGGGTGTGTTATTCTTATTCTCGGATATCAGCAGACGGAAATTACGAAAAATCGGGAGGGATGGGGAGCAACTCCAAAAAGGAAATACTTCTAGTTAAAATCAATCTCTGAGGATTGAGTAAACAGGGTTATCCAAAACTTAAACATATCCATCGCTTGAAGAAAAAGGAGAAATACATCATGAGAAAAACCCTTATTTT